CGTGATCAACGAGCTGCTGGCCTCGATCGGGTACCGCGGCCTGTGGTGCGACGAGAACGGCAACTACCGCGCCGACCGCTACATCCCGCCGGCGCAACGCGCGAGCGGGATGTAGCGGTCGGCGCGGTAGTTGCCGTTCTCGTCGCACCACAGGCCGCGGTACCCGATCGAGGCCAGCAGCTCGTTGATCACGGTCAGGTACGTGTAGATCGTGTCCGACGCGAGCGGCCACACCATGTCGTTCGCCGTCACTGCGTCGTTGCGGGACTGGTCGGCGATGAGCACGCCCTGCCAGGCGAAACCGGCCGCGTCGATCACGTTGGCCACCGCGGCCAGGACGTTGCTGCCCTTGCGCACGCTGTAGGACGCCCCGATCGGCACGTCAAGGAACACCAGCGGGTCGAACCCGGTCACGGTATAGGTGCTCGCGAACTGCAGCGGCTGATCCGGGCTGGTCACCAGGTAGCAGCCCAAGTTGAACCGCGCGGTCCCGATGCTCGAGTGGCCCAGCACCGCGTACGGGCGCACCAGGTCGACACCCCAGGCCAGCGGCTGATCCAGCAGCAGCGTGCACGCGCCGTGCGTCGTGGCGTAGTTCTTACGACTGACGCTGGACCCGTTCTGCCGGAACACGCCGCTCAGGTCCTCGACAACGACCGGCTGCCCCGTGCTGGCCTGCTGGGCGCCGCCGTCAGCCGCGAGCAGTTCGACCCCGAAGTCGAGCACCGGATTCTCGACCTTGGTGAGCAGCGCCATGATCTGCGCGTCGGTGAAGGTGTCACGCGGCGGCGCGGTGAGCTGCTGCATCACACAGCCTCGCTGTAGGTCAGCTCGCGCCAGTCGACTGCGATGTCACTCTTCGCGTTGTTGCGCCGCTGTATCACCTGGGTATTCAGGTAGGTGCCGAACTGCCGCACCCCGTAGGTGTCGCGGTAGAGCAGCAGCGTGCCAGGCCACACGATCTCAATCTGATGCACCTGGTCCGGGGTGCAGCCCCGTAGCGTCAGGCCAATCCCCCGTGCGGTTCCTGGCCCGAGCACGGCCCGGACTCGGCCGGCGGCGTACTCGCGGATCTCACCAGCGCGCTGGCCCGCCCGGGCCGCCGCGCTCGCGCCGCCGGGGCTTCCTGAGCTACCGACCGGAATCGCCGTGGACGGGTCGGCCGGGTCGAGCAACCACCCGCTGGTCAGCGTGACGCTCGTGGTGTAGGGCATCACACCCCCATGCGGGCGCGTACGGTAGCCAGGCGATCGGCCTCACGGGGCTGGGCGTTTACCGCGGCCCGCAGCGCCTGCAACTCGGCGAGTATCGCCGCCTGCATGTCGTCGCCGCTTACTGCAGGGTGGGCCGCACCGCCGGACGCACCGGACAGGATGTCCTTGGTGCGGTCGGCCGTCACGACGTCGACGCGGTTGCCCTGCTTGAACAGCAGCTCGGGGCCGCGCTCGTTGATCAGGTTCAGGCCCTCGGTGAGCTGGCCACCCGAGGCGTGCGCCGATCCGGCTTGCCGCTTGTTCGCGGCGTTGATCTGGCTGACGTAGGTGTTGACGTAAGTGTTGGCGACACTGCCGTTGAGGTCGTTGAGGTGGTCTTTGATCTCCTTCAGCTTCGCCAGCGCGCCCGCCGTGTTCGCCCCGACAGCTGTGGTCGGGCGGTAACCGGCGATCTGGATCAGGCTGTTCCTGAAATCCCGGACCTTCTTGTCCGCAGTCGCCTTGTCGATGTCGACCTTCGTCGGCGGCACCTTGATCCGGCCGAGCCCGAGCAGCTGCTGAGCGAACTGATATGTCGCGTCGCGCGCGCGGTCAGCCGCCGTCTTGTCGCCGTTCTGCTTGGCGATGTGGTCGAGGATCGCCTGCCCGGACCTGTTGTAGGCAGCGGTGCCCTGCTGCGTCGACTTGGTGGCGTTCGCAACAGCCTGAGCCTGCGACTGCGCGGCGCTGATCGACTGCTCGATCGCGCGGCGGTTCGCGACGCCCTTGTCGGTGTTCTCCGCGACCGTTTTGCCGTTATCGTGCAGGGATTTCGTCAACGACAGCAGCGCCGAATCGTAAGCCGTGGTGGCCTGCGCCACCCCCAGCTCCTTGCCGTTCAGGATGTCCAGAGCCTGCTTGAGCAGGCCGGCCGCGTCGGACTCGAGCTGCATCTGCAGGGTGGCCTGCTGGTCGGCGAGGCGCTTGGAGTTCGCGGCGGCGGCGGCCTGCTGGTACACGCCGACGCTCGCGCCGTACTGGCCAGCCACCCGGGCGAGCGCATCGGCCTTCGCCTTGTCCGCGGCGCTGCCGCTCTTCGTCGCGTCTGTAGCTGCGGCGATGGCAAGGGAGTGGACCTTGGCCGCGTTGCTGGCCTCGTGGAGTTCGCTGCGCTGGGCGCTGATGCTCTGGCGCAAGATCTGCGAGTGGAAGTCGAGATGCCTGGTGGCTCCGTCGACTTGGCCAAGCGCATCCTTGTTACCCAGGGCAGCCTTAGTCACCGTCTCGATGCTGAGCCCGAGCCGCTGAGCAGACCCGTACGCGCCCGCTGCCTGCAGGTTCGCGACAACCTGCGAGCGGACCTGGTCATCGATGGCGCCCTTGGACCGGATAAGCGCCTGCGTATAGGCGTCGACCTCTTGGGCGGCTCGCATCGCGTCCTGCTGGTTCTGCCCGAACACGCTGGACAGCGTCGCTAGGGCGACGCCTGCGATACCTGCGATGCCCGCCATGCCGCGCATCCCGATGCTGATCGGCAACTCGGAGGCGTTCACCGCTTTGAGCGCCTTCACCGCGAGCGTGACGCCGGTGATCAGCGGGATCGCGGTTTGCAGCACGCCGAGCGGCAGCGACGCGATCAGGTGCACCAGGACACCGAAGGAGGACAGCGACACGCCGCCGAGCGGGGCCGCGGCCACGACGATATGGCTGATCGCGCCGGCCGTGTCGGACAGGACGTGTTCGACGACCGGGAGTTCGGTCTGTGCGTAGGCGACGAAGCGCTTGAGCCCGTCGCTGGACTTGGCCCACTGCTCGAACTTCGCCGACCCGCCGACCAGGTCATCGCCGATGTCGGTGAGTAGCGGGGACAGCGTCTGCACGAACGCGACGAGGCCGGGCGCGACATTGCCGACGATGTGCCCGAGTTGGGTTGACCACAGCGCGGTGTCCCGGTTCAGCTCCGGGAACAGGGCACGCGCATCGCGCACACCCTGGTTGATCCCGGTGAACAGCCCTGCTGCGGACAGCTTCTCGAGGTGCTCGGTCTCGTCGACGATCGGGGCGAACGCGGCGCGATACTTCAGGCCCTCGGTGGTGCCTTCCTTCATCGCGTTCTTGATGCCGATGAAGCCGAGGATCGCCACGCCGGTGGCCGCGGCGGCGCCGACCCCGAACCCGGCCACGCCAGCGGCCAGAGGAACCAGGGCCGGCCCGAGCGCGAGCACCGAGGTCAGCAGCAGGCCCATGCTGCGCGACTCGCTACGGGCGGATGTACTGGCCTTCTCGTTCGCCTCAGCGATGCGCTGGTGGGTGGCGGCCAGCCGCAGCCCGGCCTGGTCAGCTTGCCGCATCGCCCGGGCCAGGTCGTTCTCGGCGGCGGCCAGCTTCTCCTGCGACCCGCCGCTGCCCCGGATCTTGTCCAGGTTGGCCTGTGCCTTGCCGATGCGCACCTGAGCGTCGGTGACGCTGTTCATCGCTGAGCGCAGCGCGGCCAGCTGCGCCAGGCCCTTCGCCGAGTCGACGTTGATCTTCAGGTTGGGGTTGTGCCGCTGCAGCTCGTCGGCCTCGCGCCTGGCCTCGGCCAGGGTGCGGTGCCAGTCGGACTTGTCGGCACGGAGGTAGGCGACGATGCTGCCCACTTCGGTGGACTCACCAGGCATCGTGGCTCACCCCCTGACCGGGTTCCTTGGGTGCGAAGCGGCGCGACAGGCGGGAGTCACACGCGAGCAGGCCGGCCACTCGGACCCGGAACCAGCGCCATGTCCGGACGTGCAACTCAGCTGCGATGTCGATGCCGTACTCGGACTGGAAGTCGCTCTCCAGCAGATCCCAGGCCGCTACGATGCGCCGCCACGAGATCGACTCGCCGCCTTGCTCGTCGCCTTCCGGCTCCTCGTAGTAGTCCCAGAGGCCCGTGACCGGGTCGTACTCACCCCGCCCGTACGGGTTGTGCGCTTCCTCGCCGAGCCAGACGCCGCCGTGTAGGCGGCCAGCCGTTCCGGGAGACCACCCGTCTTCCAGATGATCTCCGCGACCGCACGTCCGTTCTGGTGGTCAGCTATCGCGGTCAGCACGGCGCGGGCGATCGCCTGCTCCGGGACATTATCGGCGCGCATCTGCTCGAGCACCGGCGCGGACAGCATGATCCGATAGAACTCTTCGTTCGTCATGACCTTCTCGGCCGCGGAGACGGCAGCCTGAGGGTCCTCGAGTTGGTCGGTGACCTCGTCGGTGACGACCTGCAGCCGGATGCCGTCCTTCGCCCCCACCGGGGGAATGACGTACGTCTTGCCGCCGATGGGTAGCGCGAGGAACTCGTCTCGCGCTACCTGCTCGTACGCCTCGAAGGCCACTACGCGGCCAGGGACGGGTCAGCCAGCACCGGGTTCGCGACCGTGGTGCGCGCGGACTGGCCGAGCAGCGAAACCGACACCACGTCGGCGGTCGCGCCGCCACCGTTCGGGGCCCAGGTGACCTGCGCGGTGCCGGTGTAGGCCTCGGGGCCGCCGTTGCGGTCATACCAGCGGGCCAGCGCGGTGCCGGCCACGCCCATGTTCTCCGATGCGGCGCGCAGCACTTCCTGGCCAGGGTCGTAGGTGCCGGTCACGGCGCCGAGCCCACGCTTCACGTCCATGTCGATCTGCCACTTCAGCAGCGTCTTGAGGTCCGCGCCCCAGTTCCCGGAGTCGAAGTCGGTGTCGTCCTCCGTCGTGGAGTTGACCACCGGCTTGAACGTCTTCACGCCGCGGACCTTCACCCACGTCGTGCCCCCGTCGGTCGACACGTCCAGGCGCCACTTCTTGGCCAGCGTCGTGACCAGGGTCTCGGTGCCAGACGCGAGCGCGGTGTAGGTGAAGTCCGTGCCGGCCTGCGCCTCGAGGTTGGCCGCAACATCGACGACGGTGACCTTCGCCGTGCCTACTGCGGCGCCGGACGGGGTGAGGAATTTGACCTGCGTCGCGGTCGGCGTGCCGACGATGGTCGCGGCGCGGTTGCCGACCAGCACAACGGTGACCGTGGACAGGCCGGTGCCGGTGATCGTGCACAGCGTGCCGCCGCTGATCGGGCCGGTGGTCGGCGTGTAGGACGTGACGACTGGTGCCATGGTGGACGCCTCCTAGGCGTGGACGGGCAGGACGATGGCCTAGAAGGGGCCGAGGATGAGCAGCGTGAGGGTCGTGACCGTGCCGCCGTGCTGCAGGTTCACGAACCCGGCGGCGTCGATGAAGGGGCCGGCGTCGTCGATCCACTCGACGAGCTCGCTGTTCGCGCCGACCGACGCGGCGATCCGGACATCGGACCACTTCGTTGCCCCGGACGCGGCAGCTGGCACCGCGCCTCGGGGAGTGGCGGCGCGCTGCTCGTTCAGGAACACGGTGCCGGCCGCGGTGGCGCCGTTCTTGTAGTGCAGCATGAACCGCTGACCGGCCTTCGCGAGGAACTTGTCGGCGGCCGAGCAGGACTGGTAGTTGGGGACGACGGGGCTGTCAAGCCCAACCGCCTGCGAGGTGAGGGTAGCCATGATCAGGTCTCCCTAGTCGGGGCGCGAGCCGGTGGGTCGCATCGCGGTGAAGTAGTAGTTGTGGGCCGCCTCGGCCCGGTCCTGACTGTCCGTACCCATCGGTACGGCCGACTTGCGCTCGATCAGCGAGACGCGCACCGCGCCGAGCGTGAGCATCGACACGCCGTGGTAGGCGCTGAATAGCGCGTCGCCGGTGGCGTCGATGCCGGCCCGACCGGCGCCGCGCGCGCCGCGCAGCCACAGCTGGATCGGCTGCACCACGTCGGCCAACTGCGGGTCGTCCACCCCGGTGTAGGGGATGTAGCCGATGGCGTCGTCGACCTCGGACGGGATCGCGCCGTAGTACAGCGGCTTCGTGACGCCTCGCGTAACCAGGTCCGCCTTGAGCCCGACGTACAGGTCGTTGGACCAACCCATCTACAGCGCCTGGCGTAGATGGTCGGCAACGGTGTCGACGGCCTGCTGGCCGTGGGTCAGCACGGGCTGCTCGAGGTACTTGCCCTGCCCGCCGTGCGGGTGGTGCAGATCCAGCCGCTCGTGCTGGTAGCGGGCGTAAGGGCCGGCGTAGCTCAGCGACGCCTCGTCGCCGGCGACCTGCACGTCTGCGCTGCCCACGAGACGGCCGGTCTCGACAGGGACCAGCGACTGTGACACCGCTTTGATGTGGTCCATGCCGGCGCGCAGCGCCTCAGGCAGCGCAGCGTCGATGCGTTCCTCGATCGCGCTGAGGTCCAGGCGCACGTCGTAGTGAATGCTCACGTCAGGAACACCGTGCAGTGGTCAGGCAGATCGAGCGCGCCCGAGCGGGACACTCGTCGGGTGATCACCGTGGTGACCTGGCCGGTCTCGACCGTGACCCGTGAGAACGGCACGAGCAGCGCGGCGTTGTCCGGGAGGGTCGACAAGGATGATCCGCTGACAACTTCTTCGCCGTTCGGGTCGGTGACCTTGCGGATCTCGTTGGACAGGAAGCACGCGACGGGAACGGCGGTGGCGAAGGTGCGTACGCCATCGTTGGTCGTACCGAGGTAGGTCTCCACCTGTACAGTCTGGCTGTAGAACGTGTCGGCGATCTGCTGCGCGGCGCTGGTCATCAGTACCCGCCGTAGCCGACGTCGAGGGGCCAGGTGACGGGGACGGCAGGGCCGCTCTGCGGGTAGGTGCTGGTGTCGATGGGGACGTTCCAGTTCGGCAGGTCGCCGTACAGGATGCCCGCGGCCCAGAGTATGTCGCGGGCCTCGGCGCACAGCTGCTCAGCGATCGACTCGCGTTTCTGGAACGCGGTGACTGACGCGGTCAGCGACGTCTCGTAGTCGATGCTGGCGCCGTCGATGCTCTTGGCCTTGACGATCTGGTCGCTGGACAGGCCGCCGCTGCCCGGGTCGATTCCGGTGGTGATCCAGGCGGTCACCTGTGCACAGGTGGCGTCGCGCTTGGGGTCGGTGGTGACGGTGCCCGGGCTGTAGAGGTTCTCGTTGACGGCTTTGGCGACGACGATCGACGCCGAGCGCAGCAGCGCGGTGGCATCGGATGGTACGGCCAGGCCGGTGGGGGCCAGCCAGGCCGTGAGGTCGCTCGTAGTCGCGTAGACGAGCATCGGGCGACCTCACTTCCTGACTGAGGTGGTTACTGCGCGGGGGTGTAACGCTCACGCAGCTGGTCACGGGACAGGCCGTCGAGTTCCTCGTCGGTCATGCCCTGCGACTTCGCGTACGCGGCCCACTCGTCGAGAGACGCGTTGCCCTTCGGCAGGTCGCTCGGCGCTTCGAGGGAGACGATCTCGCCGGTGCTCCCCGTAGGCGAGGTGTTCTCGCCTGGCGCTGCGGCGAGTTCCTTCTCGGCATCGGCCGACTTGGCGATCATCCCCTGGTCGAGGTGGTGCTTGATCGACTCGTCGGACACGTCGTCGGGCAGGGTCGCGCCGGCGTAGAACCCGACCAGCCTCGGACCGTTGGGGGTGCCGGTCACGACCGTGATGTAGGGCGCGGTGACCACGTAGGTCGTCTTGGCCATCTAGACCACCGTGCCCGTGATCTTGCAGGCCGCCCCGGGCTCCTGCACGACGGGCACAGTCTTGCGGCGCCCCTGCAGGTCCCATGCGTCCTGGTCGTCCTTGCGGATCGACTTGACCTGTACGGCTAGGTCGGAGATTGCGTAGCCGGGCGCACCGTCGACCTCGTCGGCCATGCCGCCGAGCTGGGTGGCGTCGAGCACCGTGGCGCCGGCGACGCCGATGGCCGGGGACACCACGATCGTGAGACCGGCGACCTGCTGGATCTGCCCGGTGTAGATCGGGTTGTCGGTGGTCTCTCGACGCAGAGCCGCCGCGACGACCTGGTCGGCCATCAGGTAGGCGTACTGGGTGTCGTTGACCAGCAGCGTGTCGGGGTTGTAGCCGAGGTTCAGGCCGACGATGACGGCCTTCGCCTTGAGGATGTCGAGCAGGAACTTCGACGTTGTGCCGCCGGCGGTCCAGTCCGTGCCGGCCGAGGTCTGGGTGACCGCTGAGGCGACCGCGGACATCGCGATGCCGTCAACCTGCTTGATCACCGAGTTGACGACCTTGCGCAGCGACCGATCGACTGCGGCGCCGGCGTAGAAGTTCCGCGCGATCTCCTCGTCGGTCAGTAGGGTTTTCTGGCCCCACTTCTGGATCGCGGCGATTGCGGCGGTGCCTGTGGGCAGGTTGGCGTATGGGTACACCGAGCCCGCGCCGACGGCCTCGACCGTACGGTCGGTGACGAACGGCTCGGACTGCTCGTAGAGCACAGCGCCGCCCTGCGAGCGGAACCGCTGGGTGAGCACCTGATCGGCGACGAAGCGCAGATCCTTGTAGCTGCGCAGCCGCCGCAGAATCTGCTGCGGGGACTGCAGGAACCGGCTGATGGTCTCCAGGTCACCCGAGAGGGTGGGAGGCGAAGCCGGGAAGGTACCAGGCATTTTCTCTATCCCTTCCTGGCTATCGGCCGATGAAGCGGATCTTGGCGGCGGCTGCCGCAGTGGTCAGTGCAACACCGAGGTCGGTGCCGGCCGCCGCTGCGGTCGCTGCTGCGGTGGACGCCGCGAGACCGGTGGACAGCGACGTGATCACGTCGCCTACGGTGCCGCCAGCGGTGTGCACGATCTCGTGCACGACGCCGGGGATCGGCCAGACGGTGACTCGCTGGCCGCTGACCGCGTCATGCGCGGCGACGCCGACGACCTTCGTCGAGGCCGTCCCCGAGGTGGCGACGGCGCCCGTGGTGGACGCCTCGACGAAGGTGCCGCCAGTGATGGTGGCCGACGCGGTCGCGGTGAACGGCGCGATGCCGTTGGCGTAGACGGGGCTGTAGTCGGCCATGTCAGCCACTCACCTTCTGAGTCGGCGGGAACAGGTCGGCGAACTCGTCGTCGGCGCCGTCGTCGTCCAGGCCGCCGGCGTAACCGGACGCCGCAACCGGGACGAGGTTCTTCGGCATGGCCGCGAGCGCGGCCTTCGCGCCGTCGGGGTCGGACTTCCAGTACGTCACCCAGTGCGCCATGCGCGAGCGCGGGATCTTGCCGTCGTGCACGGCGGCCTCGATGACCTGGTCGCGTTCGCGCGCGGCCATCACTCGGTAGGCCTCTTCGCCCTTGGTGGCCTGCGCCTGGATCCGGGCGAGGGTCTCGGCGTCGACGAACACGCCAACGCCCGCAGCGGCGCTGGACGCGGCGATCGACGCCGGCGCCGGAGGCGGCGCAGTCGGGTCCGCGGGGTTGGTCGGGGTGGCCGGGTCGGCGGGGTCAGCCGGTTCGGTCGGGTCGGGGGTCGGTGGGTCCGCGGTGAGGGCAGCCATGACAGCCGCCTCATCAGCGTCGGCTGCCAGGCCGAGCCGCCGCCGCGCTTTGGTGAGCTGCTCGTCCGTAAGAGGCACGGCAGGGCTCCCTTCTGTTGGCCCGTCACCTGTTGGTGCGGGAGCGTCTGGGCCGCTCGCGGCGGCCATGCCGGCGGCGCTGAGCAGCGACGGCGGCGGATCTTCCTTGAGTTGGTTCCGGTACAGGCCGACGAGCTTCACCGCGGCGGCCTTCTTCGCCTGCGGGCTCGCGTTCACCCCGCCGCGACCGCCAGCCAGAACCGAGGCCGCCGCGTGGCAGCCGGCCCGGTTCAGCGTGCCGTCGGGCTCGCGCACGCGCAGCGAGTAGCGCTGCTTCGCGGTGCCGGCGCCCATCCCGCGGTCCAGCAGGCAGGCTCGGGCGTACTGCTCATCGCTGTAGTCGGCGTCGGAGAACTGTGCCCATGGCTTGTCGGATACTGCGGATGCGGCCACGGCGCCGCCACCACCACCGCCGGCGGGGAGGATCGTGAGGTGGGTAGTTCCCGCCGGGACCGTGATGGTGCCCCCGCCAGGTTGCACCGTCACGGCGTCATGTGCGGCGGTGAACGACGCAGCGACCGGAACGCGGGTGGCAGCCACGCCGAGCGCCTGCGGAATGTCACGCAGCGACCGGATCGTCGACATGCCCGGCGGGGTGACGCCGAGTAGCGCGAGCGCGGTGACCTCGAAGGTCTGCTTTTCCTCGTTGACCCAGCCTTCGAAGGACCGGTCGGGGTAGGCCGACGGGCCGAGCTTCGCGAGCCAGTCCGGCATGTCGCTCACGTCGCCGAGCAGCACTGAGTCGGCACCCGAACCCTCGACGCGCAGGTTGTGCAGCCAGCCCAGTGCCGGCTCCCCATCGAAACGAGGGTCGACGTGGCCGAGCTTCACCGGCGCGCGGAAGTTCGCGCCCGCCGCCGTCGCCTGCCTGACGGCGTCGGCGAGCATCTCCGGTGTGAGGGTGAGCGGGCCGGTGCTCAGCTGGTATTCGCCCGGGCGGGCGATCTCGAGACCGCGGATCTCAGCCATCAGAGCCCCTTCCGGGCATGCGAAGCGACCCGCTCAGTGGGCGGGCACAGGGTTGGTGCGGATGCGCTAGAGAGCCGCGCTACGCGGGCGCAGCGACCTGGTCTGGTCCGGTCGCCGGCTCGGTCGGCACGTCCGGTGCGGGCGCCTCGGGTCCAGTGGGTAGCGCGCCTGGGTCGGGTAGCGGCGCGGCCTGATGCGGCGGTGTCCACGGGATGGCACGGTCGGGCAGCTTGTACTCCTTGCGGAGGTACTCCTCCAGCGCCGGGTCGGCGCTGACCGCCCCGGAGGACAGCAGCAGCTGCATGGTCTGCGCGGTCACCTCGTGCTGGGCGCCGACGTCGCCGCACACGATGCGCGGCGCCGGCTCGTCCTCGCCCCAGTTGTAGTCGACCAGCGGCACCACCAGTTGCCCGGTGGCCTGCTCGGCGTGCGAGTCGGCGATCGACTGCAGCGCGAGCAGGAACAGGTCCATGAACGTCTCACCGAGCGCGCGCGACCCGTGCGTCGTGTCGGCCAGATCGAGCAGCGACGTCAACGTCATGCGGGTCATCTGCTTGTCGAGGTATTCGATGAACGCGACCGCGTCCGGCACCGACCCGACCATGCCCCGCAGGTTCGACGTGAACCCGGCTGGCAGACCGGCACCGCCGGTCTCGCTGACCCGGATGTTGGAGGCGTACTGCTGCGCCTCGGCGATCTGACCCGGTGTCGCCCCGGGCGGGGCCTGCACCTCGAGGATGCCGGTGCCGAAGCGGCGGATCGAGATGGCGTGCACCCGGGCCGTCTCGTGCTTGAGCAGCCAGAACGCCCACGCGGGTCGCAGCAGCGACTGGCCGACCCAGTTGGCGCCCTCGCGTTCGTGGGCGTACCAGACCAAGGCGTTGCGTTTGATCGCCGGCTTGTCGGGGTCCATGTCGTAGTGCTGCCGGACCTCGGTGATCTCCCCGTCGGCCCGGTCGATGTCGATCCGCCAGATCGTCTGCGGCATCCGCTCGTACGCGGCGGCGATGCGGGTCTGCTCGCCGCTGACGTCATAGATCCGCTCGAAGGCCATGTGCCCGAAGGTCAGGTCCAGCAGCGACATCCGCAGGTGCTCGGGCCACTGGAAGCGGCGCCGCTTGCGTCCGGACGGCGTCTCGTCCTGCCCAATGATCGGCAAACCCAGGTCGTCAGCGACCAGCTGCGTCACCTCGGGCCGGCAGTCGCTGCCGTCCAGCGCCCACGACGCGCGGCGGATCGGGTACGTGTAGGCCTTCAGCACCGCGGCCAGCTGCGGGTCGTGCCGCATCCGGGCGTAGGCGCGCACGCTGTTCGGCCACCACAGGTCGGGCACCATCTCCAGGACGGTGTCGACCAGCTGCCCGGTGCCGATGCCGCCGGAGAGCCAGACGCTGTCGTCGATGTAGCCCGTGGTGGTGGTCGGTGCGGTCACGGGCTACGCCTCCTCATATAGCGGTATCTACCTCATGGCGCGTGCTATGGTCAGCACGCTGGGCTCGGCCCGGTAGGGCGAGCTGCGGCGTGGCGTGGCTGGGCGGGGCTGGGCATGGCAGGGCATGGGATCGTTTATCGAAGGGACCGACGTGAACTTCACAATCACGATCAACGGCACGGCGGCGTTGGTGATGCACAACGGCCGGCTAGCTGATCGACTCGACCCGGCCGCCAGGGCGCTAGCCGCTGCGAACGCAGAGGCCGGACGCGGAAGCAAGAGGACCGAGGCCGATGACGAGCGGATCGCGCGAGTGGAATTTGCAGGCGCGCTCTATTTGGATCCAGATGTCGGTCCGTATTTACCTGCCGATAACATCTGGAAGACACTGCACATGGCGGCCAGAAAAAGCAGTGACGGCAAGCAATTCGAGCAGGCAGTCGCCATAACCTCAGAGATCAACCCCGTGTCCTATCCGGGGCCGCGGGACCTTGATGGCTTGTATGCGAACAAGAACTTCGTATTCCGCAAGGTGGTCACGGTGGGTCGATCGCGCATTGCTCGGACACGGCCGATCTTCCAGCAATGGAAGACATCAGCTGATGGACTCCTGGATGAGGAGCTTCTCGACTTGAGCAAACTGCGCACCATTAGCGAACGCGCGGGCGCGCTGATTGGGCTCTGTGAATGGCGTCCGCGGTTCGGTCGGTTCACAGCCACCATTGAGGCCAGGCAATGACCCCCTTCATTCCGAAGGGTGAACAGGCCCGTTGGCGAATCATCTATGGCCTCCTCACGCCGCTAAAGGTCGATGATGTGCTGACCTATGCACAGATTGGGCAGGCCCTCGAACTGGACCCGGTTAGCGATCGGCACGCAATCCAGATGTCGATGCGTCGAGCGGCGAAGGAACTCGAGGTCGAGAACAAGCACGCCCTCGATGTAGTCCCCAATGTCGGCTACCGGATCGTCCCGGCACCAGAGCACCTCGACCTTGCCCGGCGGCAGCAGCGGCGGGCCGGTAAGGCGCTCGCTCGGGGTCATTCGAAGGTCGTGAACGTTGACTTGGCCGACGTTGAGCCTGCGGTGCGGTCGGCCTTCCAGGTTGTTGCGCAGGCGTTCGCAATGCAGATGGACATGAACCGCCGGCTAGCGGGGCGGCAGGACAAGCTTGAGGCGACGGTCGAAGAGATCGCTGGCCGATCGGAGCGTTCTGAGGCCGAGCTAGCAGAACTGCGGGCACGGCTCGACCGGCTGGAGTCGCCCGAAAGCTAGCCGCGGCCCGGCAATCTG